TAATACTTTCACACTCTCGACCACTTTGTGGAGTTAAAGAAGAGATATTTCTTATTGTCGGCCCTTGTAAATCAACATCTTCAAACCATGCATATACTGTTATTGTTACAGCTTGTTGAGCTACAACTAAATTTTGATTGGCATGTTTTAGATTGACTATAGCGTTGAATGCTAACTCACCTAATTTCCATTGTTCAGTATCATCTCAGCTCCTTCAGATATAGTAGGATCTAAGAAGACTTTAGGTCTTTGAGAAATACTTACAAAGTCTGCATCCGCTGCATCAGGATTTAACACAATTTGAAGTCGATTTGCTAATGCTTGGAAAGGTAGATAAGTGACCATCATACGACCATAAAAGAATCCATTACCATTAACTACAATCTTAACATGGCACTTGGCTTTAAAAAGATTATAATTTGAAATTCTGTTTGCTATACGTTTGTTCGTTAATAATGACGTCCAGGGATCTAATACTTGATTAAAAGTTGAAGGTCCCCATTGCCAACTAGCGACTTTAACAGGTCTAGATAAGAAGTCTTTCAAATCTACTGGATCGTTAGAAATTCGATCCTCATTATCAGCACTACCGACTACAAGAGTTTGATCTTTATCTGCTTCAAGAAAACTCACGACTTGTTTAACAGAGGATTCAACCCCTGATTGTTGAACAAGTTGCACCCTATCCGGGGTGACTACCAGTTTAACGACCGACTGGCTTTGGTCTTTAGTTATATTAATATTAGTGTGTTGGGTCCATTCGGACCAATTTTGTATGCCAACATTAAATTCATGTACAAGCCTAAGCCACGGAGGTTGACATTTCCACCACTGCTCGGTAACCAATGCACATTCATTGTTTACCTCCTTCCATTTTTCTACTATCTCGCTATAAGAAATACTCAAGACATTACAGAATCGTAACAAATCATGTTTTGTAGCTATTATACGCAACTTTCGGCGTGACTCTTCATAAAATTGTCTTCCATGAAACTTAGCTTCAAACAGGAAATTATCTATACACTGTCCTGTCAAGAATTCAAGTGATACTGTGCGCGGAGGTACATGGCACATTAAACACTTAAACATACTTTTCTTAAGCAAGGGGGCCACTACTACCCCAAAATCTTTATTATATAACATCTTCCTTTTAAGAAATTCGACGTCATCTAATTTATAAAATTTGCGACGCGATGTAGTGTTCTTTTTCTCCATATCAGTGCCTCGGATGCCCAAAGCATCCCAAGCTTTAAGTACTGCTGATACAGTGAAGAAATTCGCGTCGGGGTGAACATTTGCAATAGAATCATCCCCATAGACTCTAAGAGTGACAAGCTCTACAAACGTTCTAGGTCCATTATACATATAATAAAAAGCCATTCGGTAATAAGTAGAATTAATAAGGCAACCCAGCATGGAAGTCAAAGGAGTACCAGAAGGTAATAACCCTGACATACACACCAAGTCCCCATGAACATCTATTAACGGAAATAGTAACATATGCTTAAGCACTGCTAATCTATTAGTATATCTTCCATCTTTATTGCATATCTCATTAAACGGCTTAAAAAATATGTCAATGCACCCACTAAGTACTTCAAACATCACAGTTGCGTCCATATTAGCAAGGTCTAAAGCTATCATTCTATTCTTACCATGTTTAGTAATTTCTAACACAAACTTGGTCCAATCTGTAGAATGAGCATTTATTCCAACTACGATCTCTGTATACTTAGTATTCATACAGGCATACCTACACGTGGTTAGTGCAACTCTACGTAACACTAATTGTATAATAGTGCTAGCCATAAAGAAAGATCTCAACTTACCTACAGCTGCTTTATCTTCTTCAGTAGCTTGCAACTTAAGTTGTTGCACTACTATATCTGGTGTAATTATACCCTTGTCCATTTGATCCTCGTAATGTGCTACTTCTTCCAGGACCCAAGGATCAAAAGTCCAC